ACTCAATATTTCCAGAGGATTTTTTATGTCTAATCGTGTGATCCAAAAAGGTCAAGTCAATCTGAACTCTACGCTAGCCCCTGGTCTTTTAATTCAAGAGAGCCTTAACTCGGGTGCCGTTACCGGCGTTCCAACTAATGTAATTGGCGGCGTAGGCGCTAGCGCTTATGGGCCAGTTAATTCCCCTACTTTATTAAGTAATATTAATGATTCCATTTTCAATTTTGGTAATCCGGTTGCACGTAAATATGATATTGGTACTTTTGTAAATGCGGCAGGTATGCAAGGCAATCAAGCAGCATTTTATGCGGTTCGCGTAACGGATGGTACTGATACTCCCGCTTCAGTCAATTTATTAGATACTGAAATGGCACCCGTTATTGGCGCTATTTTAGCGGCAAAATATACCGGATCTACTGGCAATACGTTTCAAGCAAGACTAACGGCTGGCAGCAAAGTAAGCACTTATACATTGACTCTCGCACGCCCTGGTTTTGCTAATGAAAGCTATAAAAACATCCCAGGCACTGGCGCAATTTTCTGGCAAAACCTTGTTGATGCGGTTAATAAAGGAATTGGATTGCAAGGGCCTTCCCAACTTTGCATTGCCAGTTTAAATAATTTCATCTCTTCCGTGAGCGTTGATACGGCAGGCAGTTATGCCACCCTTCCTACTTTTGGAACGACTGGCAACGGCAGTGGTGCTGTTTTTGTTGCAACAATGAAAGGTGTATCTGGCGTTATTGCTGCAGCGGGTACTGGATATGTCACCGCTGACACTATTACCTTAACCAGCGGCACTCACACTGTTAATGATATTTTAACGGTGGCTAATACAAAATTAGTCAGTTTAGCTGTTAATGCAGGCGGCACTAATTATTTAGTGGGCGATACGATCACCTTAGTAGGCGGTACTTTTGGTACGGCCGCTGTTGTAACGGTTGCCACCGTGAGTAGCGGCGTTATTACAGGCGTTACTCTGTCAAGCGGTGGTTCTTATACTGTCAATAGCACTTCATTTACGCAAGGCGCAACGTCAGGCGTTGGCACAGGTGCGACATTTAATACAGGCGTTTTTGGTGTAAATACCGTTACAGTAAGCACGCCAGGCGTTTATACCGTTTTACCATCAAGTCCTGTTGCGCAAGGCTCAACGTCTGGCACCGGTACTGGCGCAACCTTTACGATGCGTTGGGGCGTCTTAAGCATTGGCGTGACAGATGGCGGTACTGGTTACGATTCAACTTCTATTTTTTCTGTTACTGGCGGCGGCGGCACAGGAGGCGCAACCGGTACATTAGTGATTGGCGCGGCTGGCGCACCTAATTTAACCACGTACACCTTGGCGGGCGGCAGTGATGGATATAACAATATCACGGGCGCAACCCAATTAGGCATGAATGGCAACAATCGCACAGGCATGTATTCCTTGCTGGGAGCCAATGTAAGCTTATTAGCGCTAATCGATAATTACGACACCACTACTTTTACCGATCAGGTAGCTTTTGCGCAACAAACCGGCGCTATCACTATCTTGACTGGACCATCCGGCGAAACAGATAGCCAAGCTATCACGACCGTCACAGATGCGGGTATCGACAGTACAAGCTTTGTCTACCTCATTGGTGATTATACAAGCTACTTAGATACTTATAATCAAAACACCGTAAGATTAATTCCTCAGCCGGCTTATTACGCTGGCTTAATGGGTAATTTATCGCCAGAGCAAGATCCACTCAATAAGCAAATCTTTGGGATTTTAAACACGCAAACCAGCGCACAAAACCGTATTTACTCAGATGCGCAAATCGTTCGCTTAATGGAAGCGGGTATTGATGTGATTGCTATACCTTCCCCGGCCGGTAATATCTTTGCTTGTCAAACCGGCAAAGCAGGCAGCACGAACTTAGAAATCAATGATGTCTATATTCAGCGTATGGCTAACTTTATGGGATTAAGTCTCAGCAAGTCTGGCGTATTGGGCGGTTATATCGGTCAACTGCAAACACCATCTGTGCGAATTAGTGCGCGCAATGCGATTGCTTCTTTCCTGCAAAACTTAAAAAGCCAAGGTCAAATTGAAGATTTCAGCGTTGAATTAGATGACGCTAACAATCCCATTGATCGCGTTCGCTTAGGGTTTATGCAGGCCAATGTCTCTGTTCAATTGTTCACTGCAATCATTGTTTTCTTGATCAATTTAGATGTTGGAACAAACACAGTATCTGTACAGCCAAGATAAACAAAAAAATCGGTAGCGGGTCAGTTTGTGCAACTTGCGCAAAAAAGCAAGTTGATAATTTTAACTTAACACTAAGTATAAAAAATCATACTGACACACTCCAAAAAACCCATAGGAATGCTTATTAAAGCATTCACCCCTAACGGTTTCTTTCGTTAATTAAAAAAACTTCCCACTCTGAAGCCGCATAACGCGGCTTTTTTATTTTCTGGAGACATCAATGGTAGCGCCCAATCTTAATGCTGGTCAATTTACACTTGGCCCAAATAATAGTGTTGCGATATTCAATGGAGGGGCTGAGATCAACATTGGCCTTTTGACTGAAATTTCCTGGATGAGCAAACAAGAAATAGAAAAAAAGAAAATTAATTTAATGTCAGGGTACACCTTTCTACTGCCTTTTATTCAAAATTGGACAGGCGAAATACATATTCAACGAACCGATAATTCTCTGGATTCTGTTTGGTATAACATGTTTGAAGCGCCCGTTAAAGCAGGTGCCGCTTATCCAAGCTTTAACATCATCCAAACGATCAGGGAAACCAACGGCAGCACGAGTCGCTACACATTTCAAGGCGCGGTGATTTTTTATGATGACGCGGGCAGTTTTCAAAATGAAGAAGGCGTCGTTCAAAAAGTAAGCTTTTCCGCACCACTTAGAATTGTTAGTTAATATCAAAACAAAACCGCTGAATGGCGGATTTTTCATTTACAGAGGTCAGTATGTCAGAAGAAACTTTAAGTCAACAAATCATTAAAAATGCTAATAAAACCGTGAGTATCACGGATGATTTAGGCAGAGTTATTGTTTTAAGAAAGCCAAAATTTAGTAACCACTTAAATCTTTTAAAAGCATTAGGTACCGAATTATCTAAAAACCAGGCGTATGTCGATAACGTATCGATTGTATCAACCGTAGTTTCAATTGATGGGCAGCCAATGCCATTAAAAGGCAACGTAGATATAGATCATTTAATATTGGAACTTGAAAGAAGTGATAATGCTTTACCCTTAGTTGCACAAGCTGTTGTAGAAAACTTTAGTGATTTTACAACACTCGAGGAACACAAAGAAGCTGTAAAAAAGTAGTTGATAATGCCCATTTAAACCTAGTTTTATATCTTCACGGCAAAGGTGTTAGTTTAGAGTTAGCAGACGCATTAGATATGGTAGATTTAGAAGGATGGGCGACTATTTATCGCAATCAAGACAAACAATTTATTGCTTCATTAGCGCAAGCTTGCATGACAGGCAAAATACAATGAAATTATTTACGAGCCTTAATAAATTTGCTAATCATCTAGCTAAGGTTGCAATAGCCGAGACGGTTGCATTGCAAGTAGGATTAAAAAGAGTTGCTAAGCTTGTTGAAAAAACTGCAAAAGCCGAGATTGGACACCTACAACCAGCAGTTGGTTCATTTCAAGAATGGCCTGAGCTTGCTGACAGCACAAAGGAAGATAAAGAACGTAAAAATTACGTCTTTAATAAGGATTATAATCCATTATTAAGAACTGGTGATCTACATAATTCTATTTCTCATGAAGTTAAGGGATTTGAAGCGGCTATTGGTTCTACCTCTGATATTATGGTTTATCAAGAGTTTGGTACCGCTTCAATTCCAGCAAGGCCAGTTCTTGGGCCGGCGGCTTTTAAAAATAAAGAAAAAATACGTCTCATTGTAGGCGCTGCCGCTTTTAGTGGATTAATTGGCGAAGATAAAATACATGAAAGCCTAGAGTATGATTTTAAAAATTAGAACTATTTTCTAAAAAATAAGAGCCAAGACAAGAAGGCTATTACGCTTAACAATAATAGAGTTGCATGAGCGCCTATCATCAAATAGACAAAAAATAGCCAAACACTGCTAATCACAAAGACTACAATAGTCAAAGGTATTAGAAAAAACAAAGCCATAATAGAAATACCACGGGCAGCTAAAAGCGTTGCCTGAAGCGTTGCATTAGCAATATTTTTTTGTTGTTCATCCATCATAATTGAGATTCCTTTATGTTTGAAGCCTATAAGGTTGCAGTAAAAATTTCCCTCATTAACGAGGTATCTAAGGAGCTTGGCGTTCTGTCTGTTCTCTTTGGAAAGCTTGGAAAGGACGTGGATGTATTACAGTCTAAACTAAGCAAGGTAAAAAAAATAGGTATGGCCAGCGCTATGATTTTTGGCGCTGGCTTTTTAGGCTTAAATTTGGTCAGAAAATCACTAAAACCTGCCGAAGAATACGCCCACCAGCTTAATATTATGAATATGGCTGGCATGAAACAGAAGGATATTGCACTGGCAGTTGCCGCCGCCTGGAAAACATCCGGTACTATATTAACGAGTCAAGTCACCGGTAATTTACAAACTTTTATGGATTTGCGCAATATCTTTGGTGACTTAGGCGGCAAAAGTGGAGGCGCTGCTATAGCCGATATGCCGGAACTCGTAAGAATAGGGGCGGTTTTAAAATCTTCTTCCCAAGGTTCTATTAGAGATAATGCTGACAATTTAGCATTCTCAATTGCTAAAGCGTTAGATATGCGTAATGCAGTAGCGAATACGGGAGTATTTAATCAGCAAGCTGAAATGATGACAAAGGTTATCACGGCCTTGCAAGGCCGTGTACAGCCAGAAGATTATAGAATGTTATTTAAGTATGGCAAACAAGCTATTCCCGGTTTAAGCAATCAATTCTTATATGAAGAGCTTCCAACTTTCATGATGGAAATGAAAGGAAGGTCAGGAAGCGGCGGACAAGGTGGCTATGGAACTGCATTAGCTGGATTCTATAGATTCTTTGTACAAGGAATAATGACAAAACCGGCATTAGCTGGTTTGCAATCGATAGGTCTTATAGGAGCTAGCGCAGGATTAAGGACAACTACTGTAGGAACTCAATTAAAATTTGGTGAACATATAAAGAATGTAGATTTAGCGGCGACCGATCCATTTTTATATACAAAGAATGTTTTACTACCTCTCATCTATAAAAAATATGGCAATAACTTAACACCTGAAAAATTGAATTTAATTATCGGCCAGATAATGAAAGGTGGGAACCAAATGGCTATTTTTTCCGTTGAACAATACGCCAACAAAATAAATAATGTTCTTCGCGATCAAAAATTAATACAAGAGGCAAAGAACTCAACAAATGCCTATAGAATGGCTTTATCTTCTGATCCCACAACCGCAATGGCCGCCTTTAACGCCCAATGGCAAAATTTTCAATTAGCTTTAACAATGGGCATTATTCCTGTAGTGGTTCCGGCATTAATTTCATTAACGAAATACTTAAATCAATTTGCAGAATGGGCGAGAAAGCATCCTACTATGGCACGGGATTTGACGGCCGGTTTT